GTCACCCAACTCTTCCATAGCTACTATAACTTGGTCGAACAACTTTCTTTTTAGATTAAGAACTTTTACAGATTTATCAGCGTAGTCTACGCACTGAACGGCATAAGACCATCCACATTTTAAGTCTGGGTAAAAGTCGCGAACATGGTCATGTTCTTTGTTGTTAAAGGTTTCATTCTCTCTATCAAATGATAGACACTCCATAGGAATGTTTTTTCCGTTTTCACCTTTAATCCAGTAAACGTACCTTGGTAGTAAGTCACCAACTAATCTTACATGGTGGTCTTCTCTACCAGCGTAGTTATAAGTTTCGATTTTTTCTTTTTGGGCTGAGCCCTTGGTTTGGTTGAATCCAATTGCCATTTTATTCTCCTAATGTCTCCTCAAAACAAAAGTGTACCCTTCCATCTTTTATTTCAAGCAGTCTGTTATTATTTATAATTTCCTCACTAACTTCACAGTCAAAGAGGTCTAGTGTGGTGTCTTTTGTTCGGACATAGTCGTAATAGTTGCGGAATGATGCGACACCTGCATACTCCACAACCTCTCTATCACTCAATGCCCTTCCTCGTTCTAGCAAATCCTTTGGGTTTAGGATGAAGCTAGAGCCTCCGAATTTATGCTTATAAAACTTAAATGTTTTATCGTAATAATTTTTTGGTTGAATCTTGTAAGTAATGATTCTAAGTATCTGAATCATATCATCAACATTTCCGTTGCTTACTCTCATTATCTTATTCCAATTAAATAGTAACATATTATAACAAATTTTTGAGCGCGTGTCAAGAACTATTTTTCTGAGCTTTTTCAGCTTTAGCCTTTTGCATCTTTTTTATAGTTTCCTCGTCAACTGTAGCATGAACATCAGCTTGCGCCATTCTTGCTATGCTACCTTGAAATATATAACTACCACAATGCATTAGTTCTATCATAGGTAATGCCCATATATCCATGCCTAGATTTCTACAATATTCGGAGAACATGTAGTCTTCTGATAGATACCTGTTTTGTTCATTTATGATACAATCAAAGAAAGCATGAATCTTCTCATTTAAACCAAATTCTCCTTCTCTTAAATGGTCAGGAGTATATAGTAATTCAGGGTGAGCTGTTGCATACTCTTCAAAAACACCTCTTTCTATTAACATAAATCCAGTAGCACCTTCTTTAATTTTTACTGGTTCATTGATGGGTGCTCTTCCATCAGGGTACTCATCAGGTAAAGGATTAAATACCATATCCCCTCCTAATTTTTCTAGTTCCCATGGTTTATCGTCATAGTCTCCTGATTGTGCTGCTTTCAATACTTTCTCCCAAGCAATAGTTTTCTTAGGATATAATGCACACATAATTCTATATAGTTCTGGCTTTTCTGATACAATATGTAACATATACATCAAGTCCATTGCGCTCCAATGTATATCGCTATCTATAAAAAGTAAATGGGTAGCATCTGATTTTAAAAAGTTTGCTACACAATAGTTTCTTGCTCTAGTAATTAAAGATTCATTAAACAAATAATAAATCTGAATATGTATTCCATACTGCATTGCTACATTTGTTGTGTCCATTAAAGACTTTGTGTACATACCATGGCACATACCACCATACATTGGAGTTGCAAGAAATATCTTCATTTGCCTCATTTTTTCTAAGTTAAGTTGTACTTCTACACTCATAATATTTTTACCTCGTAATCTTGTTTTATATAGTAGCCCATTCTAGCATTTGCTTGTCGAGCTGCTGTTTTTCCTTTTAAATGTATATCAACCACTACTGGTTGTTGTTTTCCTTCTTTATCTCTTATAACCCTACCAATTAACTGTGTAAGAAGGGGGTCATTATTGACAGGAGTACCTAGTACTAGGCAACTCAGGTCATTCAAAGATATGCCTTCAGAAAAGATTGACTGTGTTCCAAATAAAATATTTTTATCTTCTTTTATTAGTTGCATAGTATTTTCTCTTTCTTCAAAATCCATATCTCCAGTGATTGATACTGCATTATCCCCGCACAATCTTGCACAGGCTTTTAGAAATGCAACTCTATCTGATACTACTAATACTTTGTGCCCTAGTGCTGCATACTTTGATGCAATCAGAGCTACGCTATGTACATATTCTTCATTGTACGCTAGATGATTTATACGTTCTGCCCATGGAGTATACGCTCCATCAAGAAATATTACATCTGACTTTACAATATGAATCTTTGGTATTAAATAGTTTTCTTTAGGTGGTTTGAATACATTGTTTCCAAAGTAATCTCTAAACACCACATGACGTCCATCTTTTCGTTCTAGTGTTCCTGTGAGACCTATTTTATAACGAGCAGGCATTTCATCTACAATTCGTGTAAAAGTTGGACTGCTGACGTGATGCATTTCATCTAAAATAACTGTCCCGAACATCTTTTTAATGTCAGTCATTTTTCGGTATAAACTCTGAATATTCCCAATAACGATAGGAGCATTAGTCTTAAAGTCTCCACTACCTATTCTGCCTGGTTTAATTCCAAAGCATTTTTCTACCTCTTTTTCCCACTGATTTCTTAAGTTAGTTGTGTGGGTAACAACTAATGTTTTCTGACCAAGCTTCGCTGCGATAGCTAAACCTGTAAATGTCTTGCCCCAACTTACCCATGCGTTTACTATAGCATTGTCATCTATCTCGTCATGAACCGCCTTTTGAGAAGGTCGTAAATCAAACTTAAAGTCTGCATGTTCTATTGGCGAGGTAACACGCTTATCGATTATTTCGTAATCATGTGGTATCAAATCCACTCTTCCAATAGGTATGGAGATTAAACCCTCTTTTATGTATCTAATTGTTTTAAATACTAAAGGAGGGTCTTGGGGCATACGAGCAGGAATTGTATAAGTAAGTTCCTTCTCGATAGAATTGTGTGTTTCTTTATTTACTTCTAAATATATTCTGTTACTAAGAACTGCTTTCATGTATCTTATTTCTCAAATTCGTACTAGAAAAAGAGTGCTGTCTACTTGTGTAAAAAATCTCATGCAGTCCTTTGCCTGTAAAATGTCTATCGACATAATCCTCTCCGACAAATCGAAGATGTATTTCTGTAGCCTCTAGTAAGTCTAGTAGGCTTTGTTCTGTGTCATATGGAATAATCTCGTCTATATACTTTACTGCTCGTAGTTGTACATATCTTTCAAATACAGATTGAACAGGTGTATTCTTTTCTTGCCTATCAATGCTTGGGTCTGTCTGTAAACCTACTATTAGATAATCACAGTTTTGCTTTGCTTCTTTGAGCATTACTATATGTCCTGCATGAAGTAAATCAAATGCTCCACAGGTAAATCCTATTGATAACTTTTCAGTGTTTCCCAATCTTGTTCTCTCCATTCTTCTTGTAGTTCTGCTACGTTGTTGTTCCAAGGACTTGACCATCCTGTTTTTTGTTTTCTGTTTCGTACATGCTCTGGAAGCATATCTCCTAGTAGTTCTCTTAAAATATACTTGTATGTTCCTTTAGGATAGCTTGGGTGTGTTTTAAACTTAATTGCTCCATCTTGTTCAAATATCCATCTTACAAAATCTTGTTGTAAAAATACAGGTCTTGACTCCATACCAAACATACCACAAGTTTGGTCAGCTGCTAGTATATTATTCTCTGAGGTTACTAATAAATCATAGAATAAGCCATTGTTCCAATGGTCTTCATCATGCCATATTTTATGGGGAGTCCATCTGTACTTTTCTGCTCTTTTTACAGTCTCATCATCATAGCCTTCTTCCCACCTTTTTTCGTGATGATAATACCCTGTAAACAATTCATCCGCACTGTCTCCTGTGAGTATAACTTTACACCCGTCTTCTGAAGCTGTTTTTGCTAGTAGATATCTAGGTGCTTGTCTTAGTCTATCTGTCCATGGAAAGTGTGTATAATTCATCCACATTTTTCCATAATGCTCCACATCTTTTTCATATAGTGTTGCTACTTTATAAGGTACGCCCCACTCTTCGCAAGTCTTTATTGCCATTTTGGATTCATTTCTAAAAGTATCATGGTCTTGTACTGCCCCTTTCTTTTCGTCATAAGCTAGTATATATGCTGTTAAATCTAAGTCCATATCTTTTGCTACTGATAGAGCAAATGTACTATCCAATCCTCCACTTAAAAAGATTCCTGTTTTCTGATTATTTTTAGCAATAGATTGTATACTTGCTATTAGTTTTTCTCTAACTTGTTCTTTCTTGAATCTTCTAGATTGTATTCTCCAGTAGTCCCATAAGTTTTTATGTACTCGGTCTCCTGGTTTATTTAAATCAAACTTATAGGTTTGACCAGGAGCTACTTTCCAAGTGTTTTGATAAGGACAATCTGTACCTGCCCATATAGGATTAAATACAAAAGAATTTTTATGTTTTTCATCAATTTTCTTATGTACCATGCTTCTTAAACTTGTACTAAACATCCAGTCTGTTGCTGATAACATTTGATAAAATAACGGCTTAGCACCAAAGTGGTCTCTTGTGACAAGTAGTTCGTTCTTTTTTCTATCAAAGTAAGCAACAGAGCCGTGCCAATTATTGTATTCTAGAAAGCGTAATCCATATCTGTCCATGCCTTCTCCTAACCACTCTGTATCGTTTTCTATAGGACAGTTATACATTTCTCCATTAAATACTAGAATGTTTCCTTTCTTTGTAGTATACGGTTGAATTGTATTACTACCATTTATATCTAACAGTACATGCCCCATTTCAATACCGCCACCAGACCACATAGAAACCCCGTCTGGGCCTCTGTGTCGCTGTCGTAATAGTGCTTCTCGAACTATACCTTTCTTATTAGATATTACAAATCCACACATTAATTTTTATCCATGTTCTTGTCTGTCCAAAGCGCAGCTCCGTAGGGGTTATTTGGAATATAATCTACTACTGTCCACTTAATTATAGTTGTAAGGAGTATATCTTCCCATTTCTGAAAATCTATATCAAAACATATCAATCTATCTCCAGACTGTCGTGATATATGGTTAGGTAATGGTAAATAATCTTGAGATAGAGTATACTCTCTACTGTATGTTTTACCGCTTTTTAACGATTCAAATTCTATAAGTACAATACTACGTTCTAATGCTTTTTTTAAATTTTCTATATCTACCATATTATTCTCCTGGAGGCCAATCTGGCCAGCATCGACCCATGGGGTCAGTTATTAATTCTTCTCTTTTAAATGTAAGCCAACGAGGCTCTTCATATCCTAGTGGTTTTTCATACCAAATATCAAATGCCATACTAACTCTAGGAATGTCCCCCTTATTAACAGGAACAGCATGAGGAAACTTACAATCAAAAAAAGTTAGTGTTCCTGGTGTATTTTCTACTGTGCCTATTCCTTCGTACCAAGTGCCTGGTTTTGTATTACCAGTGATAAACAAGTTTGCTCCAAAGAATTTATTATGTCCTTTGATTCCTGCGTGTACATGTTTACTTAATTTTTCCCCTTTTCTTACAATGTTACACCAACACTGAATATATAATTCATCAAAAGGTTGTAATACTTTCATATCAAAAAACCTGTCAGGCAAATTTAAAGAAGCAACTGCAGGATTCTGCAACCAATTATATACATGATATTGACTAGTTAATGCAGGGTAGTGTCTATGAATATTATCATTTGGTATTCCTAACACTTGGTCTTCATCCAAATGAATAACATGCTCTAGTCTTTCTACTTCATAATTATTAATAAAGTTATGTACATTTAGATGTATCATACGTTCTTTTTCCTGTTTTTCTTTTTAGTTTCACTATATTCCCATAATGTCCAGGGCATATTCTTTACGTATAAAACTCCACACCATTTTGCATTTACTGGTGGTGGAGTTCTTGTCTTTAGTGTTATTGCTAAGTCTCGGCATCTAATAGTTTTTATGCCATGTTTTTCTTTTATTGTAGTAATCTTATGGTATTTTATAGCTCCAATAGGTTTTAGTTCTTTGTAATAATAAGTACCGCTACTATCTATAAAATGTTTACCTCTATGTTTATATACATTTCTAGGCTCATCTATTTGTCTATGTAAAGAATACAGACTTTTCATAGGAGTTTGTAATCTTCTTTTGCCTAAAGTTTCGCCTAACATATTTCTATCATCTACTACCTCATCATTTATCCATACTAATCCGTCTATTACTTCAGGTTCTTGTGTTAGAACATATAGCGGAAAGTTACATAATGTTAAGGTCGTCTGTACGTACATGAGCTCCAAATATTTCTTTTGTAGTTACTACTTTTCTTCTAGCAGAGTTTTGCCCCCAATATTTATTATAACCTAATGCTAATGCATTATAGTCTAAACTAGTGTATACTGCTAAGTGCGCGCCTTCTATACTTAAGGGCTCAGTTACATCACAGATTGCTGCGTGTACTTTGTCTCCATTTATTTTTACATAAAAAGGGTCAAAACCCCAAATATATGCTGACTTCCAATTCTTTCCAACATATTCTTCTTTACTATTTATTCTTTGTAGTACACCTATTTGGTACTTTTTTTCTTTTACAGCAGCGTCAAATACTGTTAACAATGGCTTCACAAACTCACTTATATTTGGGTCTTTTAAAGTAGTTGGTTTACGACCACATTTTTCCCATACATCTAACATATAGTCTGTATCGCAGTACCAATTTATTTCACTAAATGCCATATAACTTTTCAAACTTGCCTAGTGAGTAGTCATCAGCAACATCAAAGTCACATCCGACTGGTGCGCCTGGTATTGATAGTCCTCTATCTTTTTGTATGAACTCTTGTAGTTTTTCTGAGTAGTGTTCTATTTCATCTTCAGGTACTTCTGCTAGTACGGAATCGTGAACAAGTGCAAATATCTTAGACTTCATACCAGTCTTTTCGATATATCTTTGCATATCTATACCGCCCATAAGGTTGATATCAGATGCAACAGATTGTACTAGAAAGTTGATTCCACTACGCACTTCATGTGAGGCGATTCCTTTGTCCTGTGAATGGACATCAGGTAATCTTCTCTTTCTGCCAAACCTACTGTAAACAAATCCATTCGCTTGAATAAATTTCTTTTGGTTGTCTAGCCATTCACGAAGTTTAGGGAACGCCTCGAAATAATCTAATAGTATTCGCTGCATCTTGCATACTGAAATACTCTCCACTATCCTTTGTTACTTGTTCACTAATCTTTTTCGGTCCTGCTCCGTACATGATGCCAAAGGTAACAGCTTTTGCTTGTTGTCTTTGCGCACCAAAGTTTGTTGCTATGTCGTCAACATCCCCTGGCAGTCTGAATACTTGTTTCGCAATCGTACTATGAAAATTACCGCCAGACTTGAATACATTCATAAGTCCAACATCATTTGCAAGTACAGCTGCACAGTATACTTCTGCTGTTGTTAAGTCCATTGCAACTATTTTGTTTCCAGCTTTTGCTTTGATACAACCTTTAACTGTTGGATTGTCTCTTGGAAGCTGTTGCATATTCAGTTTACCACTACTACTCAATCTACCGCTGGTTGTACCGTGAAGATTGAAACCTGTACGAAGTCTACCATCTCTATCTAAGTTAGGTATAATCTTATCAAGATATGTATTCTTGATTTTAACTTTCTGTCTAACTTCTAGAATATGTTTTGGTACTCCATGTTCTTCTGCAAGATTACCAAGTACTTCAGCATCTGTACTGAGTGCACCCGTTGCGGTTTTCTTATCAGATTTAAGTCCACAATAGTCAAATAATAAAGTTCTAAGTTGTAATGTACTGTTTGGGTTGAATCCTTGATTGTCTGCAATAAATCTTTTTACTTCAGGAAACTCATTCAGAGCTTTTACTGCTGCGTCAATGTCTTCGCCCATACGCTTCTGTCCAAACTCTAGACGAGTCTTATCGAATGGGACACCATTGCCTTCTATTTGTTTTAGAAATCTACAACCCTCTACTAAGATTCTTTTGTAGACTCCATACAATTTGTCATTTGTTTTCAATGCTTTCTCAAACTTTTCAAATAATAGATATGTTACTATCGCATCCATACCAGCATAGTTCTGCATAACATCAAAAGGAACCATACTATAATCAAATGAATCTTTGAGTATACCTGTTCTTTTCTTGAA